ACTATGAACAAGGGTTACGGCAAAGACGCATCTAGACACCGCGCAATGGAGTTATTTCCAGACAAGCAGGACTGGTTTAAGTTGGTTAAGCACGACGGCAGGGCAGAAGCTGTATTGATCGCAATGTGGGGGACTAAGCAATGATCGACGAAGAACGAGGCGCAATGCGCGAGCACATTGTCTGGCTCACCAAGGAGCTAGAGGACACCAGAACCAAACTCAAGGTCAGAGACGAGTTGCTGTCTGAGTTACTTAACCCTGACGAGCTGGGTCACGCAGTCACTAATGAGGTGCGCGGTCGCATCTACACACTTTTGCACTTACAGGAAAACAATGTTTGATCCCTTTAAGATAAGCGAACCGACTTGCATCTCATTTAGCGGTGGGCGTACTTCTGCCTATATGCTTTGGCGTGTCTTGCAGTCCCACAACGGGAAGTTGCCAGACGAAGCCATTGTCTGCTTTGCTAATACTGGCAAAGAAGATGAGGCGACATTGAAGTTTGTGCAAGATTGCTCTGACAAGTGGAATGTTCCAATTTCATGGATTGAATATGATTGGGATGCTGAAAATCATTTCATTTTGGTTGATTTTTTAACTGCATCAAGAAATGGTGAACCATTTGAAAAAGCCATACGGCATTACAACTTGAAATTACCAAATCCTGTGAGTAGATGGTGTTCTGGTGATATGAAACATGACACGGTACTCAGATATTTGAAATCATTGGGTTGGTATGAAAAAGATGGATGGGAAACATTCTTAGGAATTCGTGCAGATGAACAGCGCCGAGCAATTAAGTTGAAAGATTCAAGGTCAAAAGATCAAAAAAGAGAAATGCGTCGCTTACCTTTAGTTAGCGCTGGAGTTACATCGTCAGAAGTTGGTAAATTTTGGGCATCTAATTTTTTCGATCTTCAATTACCAAACAATAATGGAAAAACAATGCATGGTAATTGTGATTTATGTTTCTTAAAACCAGCCTCACAAATTCAAAGTCTTATCAATGAAAAACCAGAACGCGCTATTTGGTGGGCAAATATGGAAAAACTTGTTCAAGAAAGTGGAAAAGTTATTGGTGATGGTGGAGTTTTTAGAAAAGATCGTCCTTCATATTCAGCAATGCTTCAATTTAGTAAAGACCAAACAGATATGTTTGACCCTAACGAAGAAGGCATATCTTGCTTTTGTGGTGATTAATTAAAAACGAAAGAAAACAATGATAAAACTACGCCCCAGCGCTGCCACTCGATGGCTTTCCTGTCCAGCATCGGTACGGTTATCAGAAAACATACCCTACACGCCAGCAGGAGAGGCTGCGCAGATCGGTACTGCCATACACGAGGTGGCTGAGACTGCATTCCTTACTAACTCAAGCCCCTATGACTGGGTGGGTAAGACGGTCAAGGACATTCTTATCACCGAGCAGAACGCTGACTTTGCAGCAGCTCATGTGAACCACATCAGGGACTTGGAGTTGCGTCTTGGCACTCTCAAAGTCGAGCAGTATGTAACCGTGTACAAGGACAAGGACATCGAGCTGGGTGGTACTGCCGATGTGGTGGCGTGGAACGACGAGAAGTCAACCCTAGTCATTGCAGACTTGAAGACTGGCAGAGGTTATGTTGAAGCTGACTCAGACCAGATGAAGATATACGCCATCGGTGCTATGCGTCACGCAAAGATTGAATTTCAGAATATCGAGCTGTCGATCATTCAACCGCATCACGGTGAACCCCGTACACACAAGATCACATTCAAAGAATTAAACGACTGGGCTGCAAATAGATTAACCCCAGCGATCCAAGCAATCAGACAAGGCGACACCGAACCCACACCGACAGAAGACGGTTGCCAATGGTGTCCAGCAAAGGCGGTGTGTCCTGCGCAAAGAAAAGGGTTTGAGGTCATTGCTGCCACGCCAAACCTTGCGGTGATGACTAAAGAAGAGATGAAGTCTGTGGTGGTGACGCTATCACCAGAGCAGATCGCAGACCTGCTAGAACGCGCACCACTTGTAGAGAAGTTCATTGACGCTGTGCGTGCTCACGCTGTCACTCGCATCGAGGCAGGTGAAGTGATCAAGGGCTGGCAGATGCAGCCTAAGCGTGCGTACCGCAAGTGGATTGACGAGAACGACGCAAAGAATCAACTTCACGACGCTGGTATCCCAGCAGATCAGTTGGTCTCTAGCGAACTAATTAGTCCATCTGAGGCAGCCAAACTCTTACCTAAAGAATCAAAAGACTTAATTGACAAGCTCACCAAGAAAGAGAGTAGTGGTCTCACTCTTGCGCGAGATTACTCATTAGGTCAATAATCCATTCCCCCAAACCGTTGCCTTGTGCAACATAAACTCGAAAGGCTCAAATGCTTAATCTTTCATCATCATCTGGCGGTGGTAATTACATTCGCTTTATGCCATCTGCTAACGCATGGCTCAACTCAAACAAGGAGGAGTTCACGCCAAAGAAAATGGTTGTGGATACATCTTCACTTCAAACAGGATGGATGCACCTTGGAGAAGGTGTGCGCGACTGGCAACCAGATGTGTCGCTGGGTAAGAAGGGTGCTCAACCGTCACCAGACCACAAGCGCGGTTTCTCGATCAAGTTCTATAACAAGGAGATGGGACTCGCTGAGTGGTCTGCTAACGGGACAGGTCCGAACATGGGCTTAGAGAAACTGTGGAAAGCAATCGAGGCGGGGCAAGCTGCTAATGCTGGCAAGTTACCAGTCATAGAGTACAAAGGCTCGACGCTAGAGAAGATCGGCAAAGGCACTACACGCATCCCTAACTTTGATGTGGTGTCGTGGATTGACAGACCAGCAGGCATGGACGCGGTGGACGACGGCACGCAATCATTTGATAGTGACGGCAAGATCAGCATGGCAGCACCAGCTCCAGCTCCACAACCAAAAGCAGCGCCTAAAACTGCAATGGCTCAGGCAGTCGAAGACGACGAGATGTTTTAAGGCTTAGGACTAACGGGGCTGGTCTTGCGATCAGTCCCGTTTTTTTTCCTCCAATGCAAACTACACAAGAATTTTGGAGGCTGCTTCTTATTGCGTTGGCTCAAAGGGTCTACGAATTGGAGCAGAGATTAGAAGAATTGGAGAGACATGAATGAGTTGGCATTATTTGCGGGGGGGGGGAGGAATCCTTGCAGGACATTTGTTGGGGTGGCGTACCGTGTGTGCCGTTGAAATCGAAGATTACCCACGACGAGTTTTATTGCAACGGCAAGCTGATGGACTCTTACCTCGATTCCCTATCTGGGACAATGTCGCAACCTTTGATGGACGACCTTGGAGAGGCAAAGTCCAAATCATCAGCGGTGGCTTTCCCTGTCAAGACATCTCTGCAGCCGGCAAAGGAGTTGGCCTTGAAGGAGAGCGATCAGGACTCTGGGGAGAAATGGCACGGATCATTCGCGAAGTACGACCCCAGTACGCATTCATTGAGAACTCCCCAATGCTCACTATTCGAGGACTCGACCGAGTACTGTGCGACCTTGCCGAGATGGGGTTCGATGCGAACTGGGGAGTGTTGGGAGCAAACGATGTTGGAGCAAAGCATAAACGCGACCGAATCTGGGTTGTGGCCTACGCCAACGACACCGAGCGGAGGCGGGAACTGCGGGGGTTCAGGGGCTTACAAAAATGCATTAAAGAATGGGACACACATTCCACATTCAATCAACCCGAACCTGTACGAATGGTTGATGGGGTGGCCTCTAGGGTGGACAGACTTAAAGCCATTGGAAATGGACAAGTACCATTGTGTGCCGCAACCGCATGGAGAATCCTGAGTGAGCGCAGTGGCTGACAATGTGGTGAGCTTTGAGATACCAAAGCCACCAAGGCTAAAGTTGAAGGAGGCACCACCAGACCAGCGCAAGTTAGTAGTGCTGCCGATCAAGGCGGTCTTTGACCTGCGACTGCATCACGGTGCAGTCAGAGTGCTGGCAGCGCTGTGTAGTTACTGCAACAGAGCCGGCATCACATGGGTGAGCCAGACAAGGCTAGCCAAGGACTTGAGCATCACCCAGCAAGCGGTATCCAAGCAGTTCAAGCAGCTGAGAGAGTGCGGCTACTTGGAGACAGTAAGGAAGGGGTTTAAAGGAGAGAGGACAGACACGCTACGGGTTATCTTTGGCGCAGACATAGACGCAGAGACAGCCATAGCAGTGACGAGCAGTATCGAGGACACTAGAACACCACAGATGAAAAGGGAGCAAGACATGCAAGCAGACAAACCAGAGCCAGCAGCAGGCAAGCGCAAAGTAGTCAAAAAGAGTCAACCAAGGCGTGGACAACCTGTGCATAAGACACCTAGCACTAACAACCCGCAGGTTGTGCAGCAATCACAACCTTATCACAACGTAGAGGTTGTAGATAACACGGAAGAAGACATGAGAGGTCTTCCTGTTATAAGTAGTCTTGTTACAAGTAAACTTCTTAAAGAGAAAGAAGCAGACATGTTAGTTCTAAACAACTTAGAAGTTATAGAGTTGAAGTCGGATGGCATGACAGCCACGCAGATCGCTGACAGCATCGACACGCTGCTTGCGCTGTACAAGGCCGAGGGCATCACACCAACATCCAAGGCCTTGATGGCTGGCATACGTCAATTGCAGGCAGACACCAGATGATTGAATGCCCTCTCCGCGGGTTCTATGGCACCTACAAGCCACGATCTAGGGTCGGTCTAGGCAAGGGTAGCCACTCGACCTCTCAGCTCGTTGTAGAGGCTCTGGCAGAAACCTGTGCAAAGACCAAACGAACGTATGGATTGTGCACAAGCAAAGGCACGGCACATGTGCAAGGCGTGGCAGGCAGGCAGCGCCTGCAGCTGGCCAAGCAAGAGGCACCCTTGCCCCCCGCCCCCTACGGTAGCGTAGCGGGGGTATCCCCCAATTTTTCCTGTCTTTTTCCTAGAAGACTTTTCCCCTGTTTTTAACCAAGGAGTTGTATGACTGATGATCGTGAAATAAAGCCTAGTGAGGGCAAGCTGTGGAAGAACGCTGAGAAGACTGAGTCTTGGCATGGAGACTACAAGGGCACCTTTGTGATGCCAGATGGGACTAAGCACTTCCTTGACCTGTATGTGAACAAGACTGCTGATGGTGCAGTGTGGTTCAAGATCAAGGTGGGTGTGGCTAAGACTGCCCAGGCTGCTGCACCTGTTGCTGCCAAGGTAGCTTTGCTTGACGAGGATATACCTTTCTGATGGCACGGGTTAAATCTCGCTTATCTGAGCAGATCCCTAGTGTGAAGAACTGGGGTGGTGTGCGCTCGATTGAGAGGCGGCTGGAGCGCAGTGCTACGCTTGAGAGTAATCGTGAGGCTGTGGCCTATGCGTTGCTGTCTATGGCCAATACGAAGATCACAGACATTATGAGCTGGGATGAGAGTGGCAATGTGACTGTGAAGGCTAGCCACCTGATACCAGAGCATGCGTTGCACGCGATTAAGTCTATCAAGGTCAACAGCAAGAAGGACTCCGATGGCAATGTGTACTCCACGCTTGACATTGAGCTGTACGACAAGGTGGGAGTCTTGAGGCTGCTGGCCAAGGCTAGTGGACTGCTGGATAACCCAGATGATGGCAGCAGCAAGCCATCTGTGATTGACATCAATGTGGTGGCGCCGAGGGGTGAGACATGATGGATGAGTACGACATAGAGGAGCTCAAGGCGCAGGACAGGCACGAGCGTAGGCATAGGAGTATGCTTATGGCTCACCCTAGCTGCAGGGATCCGGATCACCCAGGTTGCGACTTATGTGAGGAGGTTGACGATGATGAAACAGCACATAACTGATGACCACCCAACTGTGCGGGTGTTCCCGCGCACGCTGCAGGAGGCCTATCCCAAAGAGTACGTCAATGTGGATGTCTTCACTGGACCGCACCGGGATCCCCCACTAAGTGACTTTGCAATACTCCTGGCGCTTATTGCTGTGGCGAGCTTTTTCTTTTACATGTTTAACAAATACATCTGGATCTGAGCGTGAAAACAAAAGAGCATTCAACTAAAGCTATTCCCGTTGGTGGGCTAAACCTCGACTTCAGCGAGTCGCCTGTCATCTATGACTTCATCCAGTCTAAGAATTTTGTACAAGGCATCATGGGGCCTGTGGGTAGCGGCAAGAGTTACGGGTGTGCGGCCAAGATCTTTATCAAAGCTGTGCAGCAAAAGCCCTCACCCATTGACAACATACGCTACTCGCGCTGGGCTATCGTGCGAAATAGCTACCCCATGCTCAAGACCACCACGATCAAGACATGGATAGACCTCTTTCCCGAGAGCACATTCGGTAACTTGCTGTGGACACCGCCTATCACACACCACATCCGACTGCCAGCTCGAGGTGAGGCCTGCGGTATTGACTGCGAGGTCATCTTCCTAGCACTTGATCAACCTAAAGATGTACGCAAGTTGCTGTCTTTGGAGCTCACCGGCGCTTGGGTCAATGAGGCGCGTGAGTTACCCAAGGCAGTGATCGATGGATTAACCCACCGTGTTGGCCGATACCCTACCCAGCGAGATGGCGGCGCCTCATGGCACGGTATCTGGATGGACACCAACCCGTGTGATGATGATCATTGGTATCACCGCATGGCTGAGAAGGAGAAGATGAGCGGTCCACACGCCTGGAAGTTCTTTCGACAGCCTGGCGGCGTGGTGCCTGTAGACGTAGAGCACCTGCCGGAGAACCCAGAGGCCAACGATCATGTGTTTGCGTCTGGCAAGTGGTGGAAAGTTAACCCCAAAGCAGAGAACATACACAACCTGCCAGCAGGCTACTACCAGCAAATGCTGCTTGGCAAGAATTTAGACTGGATCCGCTGCTACGCCGGTGGCGAATACACCTATGTGCAGGAAGGCAGACCCGTCTGGCCAGAGTATGAAGACTCGACCATGTCGGGAGAGACCGAAATTGACCCCAATGTGCCCATCCAAGTGGGCTTGGACTTTGGTCTGACCCCAGCTGCCACCATTGGACAGCGTTTGCCCAACGGCAGGTGGCTCATACACCAAGAGATCGTCACCTTTGACATGGGTCTCGAGCGCTTTGGCCACCAGCTGCTCGGAGAACTCAACCAACGCTACCCCAACCACCAGGTATTGGTCTGGGGAGACCCGGCAGGTATGGCAAGGGACGGTATATACGAGGTCACAGCCTTTGATTACCTTAAAACACTGGGCTTGCGTGCGCAGCCAACAGCGTCCAATGACTTTAAGGTGCGTCGTGAGGCGTCAGCCGCCCCCATGCAGCGTCTTATCCAAGGCAGACCAGGTCTTATCGTCAACCGCGAGTGCAAGTTGCTGCGTAAATCACTGGCCGGTGGCTACCACTTCAAGCGAATAGCCATTGGCGCTGGACAAGAGCGCTTTAGGGACGCCCCAAACAAGAATGAGCACTCGCACATTGGCGACTCCTTTGGCTACCTGATGCTGGGTGGCGGTGAATACAACCGCATGACCCGCACACACCAGCTCGGTGGCAGACCTATGGGTCAATCCAGCGCCAGCACCGACTTTGATGTGTTTGCGTAGGGTATAACGCCACGATATACAGGTGTTGCTTGTGTAGTTTATGGTTTATAAAATTAGGTTATGAGTAATGACTTGATTGAGTTGCCACCAGCTAACTTGCCTGCACCGGTTGCACGGCAAAAGATCATGGCTATACAGATGGCGTGCCAAGCGCTGCCAGATGGCGAGCGTATTGATCCTAATGATGCGCCTCTCAAGCACTGGTTAGCGCCTGGCGTCTATGCTAGAGAGATACACCTTGCTGGGGGCACCGTGGTAGTTGGCAGAATACACCGGCATCGTCACTTCAACATCATCAGCAAGGGCAGGATTACCTGCTATACAGAATTTGGCCTAGAGACACACACAGCGCCTGCGTCTTTTATCTCAGAGGCTGGCACAAAGCGGGTTGTACACACGCATGAAGATGCGATCTGGACAACGATTCACCCCAACCCAACCAATGAAACAGACATTTCAACATTAGAGGAAATGTTTACCGCTCTAGAGTACTACGAGCTTGGCATGGAAGTCTACAAACTTGAGGAGCTAACTACATGAGCTATTTGATATCTGGCGCAATACTGTTAAACACTGCAGTGAGTGCAGATCAAGCGCGCAAATCACGCAAGCAAGCGGAAGCAGACCAGCGCACCATGCTAGCGCAGCAAGCTGTTGACCAGGCTGCCATGCGCACTGAGCTGCAGCGACAAACAGGTGAGTACGCCAAGCAGGGCGCCTCGCTCGAGCAGCAAGCACAGATTGCTAGACAGCAGTTTGAGCAGTCACAGCAGACATACGCTACCAACAAGCTAGAGATGGACAGGAAAGCCAAGGAAGTGCAGGAGGCTGCCGACGAGGAGCGTCGCAAGGCAGCATCAGCGGAGGCCTCGGCACTCAGAGCGCGCACCCGTGGTGGCCGCAGATCCTTGCTATCAGGTGAACGCATGGACGCAGAGCTGGGTGTGCCTATTAACTTAGGCTCTAGTGGCATGAGGTTGCAGTAATGGCTACCCTACCCCAGTTTAAACAGCGCCAGATAGCACGGCGCAGCACATCAGACATTGATCGCCTGGCTAAACAGTACAAAAGCGCCGTAGACCAGATCACTGGCGAGTACCAAACGGCATTCACTGGCTACCAAGCAGGCGTGGCAGAGAAGATGAAACCCTTTGAGGCCGAGCTGGCTACATACAAAGAGTCTTTGCTGCCAACCTATGAAGCTCAAAAGACGAGCTACCAAAAAAACCTAGAAGACTACAACAAGCTGCTAGCCGATCTAGAGGCCAACCCCGTAACCGAGGCCACTGGTTATAAGCAAGTTAAAAAACCAAGATATGGTTTATTTGGTTTAGCTGGTTACAACACTGTAAATGAGCCCTTTACCTACTACATACCCAAAGAGATCCCTAAGTTTACAGAGACAGCACCCACACCGCCGGCAACACCTATGGCACCTACGGTAGAGGCGTTTGACTCTGGCCAGTTTGCTGCTAAGAAGGAAGAAGTCGAGGGCAGGTTCAAGCGTGAGCTGGGTGAGCGTCGCGCTGCCAAGATAGGCGCCGTATCTCGCAGAATGACTAGACCACTTTTACAAGGAGAGATGTAATGCCAGGCCACTATGAAACAAAAGACGGGAAGATGAAGGACAAAGTAGCTAAGACCATGCGCGAGTACAAGGCTGGCAAGCTCAAGAGCTCTAGCGGCGACAAGGTAACCAACCCCAAGCAAGCTATGGCCATCGGTATGGCGCAAGCCAACAAGGATAAGAAATGAAAGAGGTCTGGGACAAGCCAAGGCCTAAAGATCTAGGCAAGCCAAAGGAGCTCTCTGCTGCCGATAAGCGCAACGCTATGCGCCGTGCAGCTAAAGCTGGCCGTCCATACCCCAACCTCATTGACAACATGGCAGCAGCGCGAGACAAGAAGTGAGCAAGTACAAAGACCCAGAGGGTGGGTTGACCGAAGCTGGTCGGCGCAAGTTTGAGTCCTCTGGTGAAAGCAAGAACCTGCAGCCTGGTGTCAAAGACAAGAGCCCTGCAGGCCAAGCACTCAGGCGAAAGGGATCTTTCCTGACTCGGTTCTATACCAACCCTAGCGGCCCACTGGTAGACGACAAGGGCAAGCCAACCAGGCTAGCGCTCGCAGCCAACGCATGGGGCGAGTCGCCACCACGCACTGCAGGTGCAGCATCGAGGCTCGCGGCCAAGGGGCGCAACATGTTGCAGAAGTACGAATTGCAAAAGGATTGATATGGAATACGAAAAAAACAACCCGTCTGGCGGCATGCGCCTAACACCAGAGCAGATCTTAAAGCGGCAGGCCACAGCCCAAGCAAAGAAGGACGAGTTCCAGCAGCTGTATCAAGACGCCTATGAGTTTGCCCTACCCCAGCGCCAGCTCTACGGTGTGTGGGAAGGCGGCGCTGTGGGCTCCAAGAAGATGCAGCGCGTCTTTGACTCGACCGCCATCAACTCCACACAGCGCTTTGCCAATCGACTGCAGTCTGTGGTGTTCCCACCACAACGTAAGTGGGCAAAGCTAGAGGCTGGCTCTGATATACCACCAGAGAAAAAGCAACAAGCCCAAGCAATCCTTGAGGTCTACCAAGACAAGATGTTTACCATGCTCAACCAGAGCAACTTTGACATTGCCATGGGTGAGTTCTTGCTAGACCTGGCAGTTGGCACGGCCTGCATGATGGTGCAGCCTGGTGACGATGTGCAGCCGCTGAACTTTATCCCTGTGCCTCTCTTCCTAGTAAGCTACGAAGAGGGCGCCAACGGCCAAGTAGACAACGTCTACCGTCGCATGCGCATGAAGGGTGAGTCTATCCAGCGCCAGTGGCCAGATGCTGAGATATCAGACGATCTAAAGCGCCGCATAGAGAACAAGCCTACCGATGACGTAGAGTTGCTAGAGGCCACGATCTATGACTACAAGCGTGGCGACTACTGCTACCACGTTATTGACAAGGTATCTAAGACAGAGATTGTCTACCGCCGCAGAAAGATGAGCCCTTGGGTGATCTCTCGCTACATGAAGGTGGCTGGCGAGATCTATGGGCGTGGACCGTTGATGACTGCGCTGCCAGACATCAAGACGTTGAACAAGGTTAAGGAGTTGCTGCTCAAGAACGCATCGCTTGCTGTGGCCGGTGTCTATACCGCCGCCGATGATGGAGTGCTAAACCCCAACACTGTCAAGATCGTGCCTGGTGCCATCATCCCTGTTGCGCGCAATGGTGGCGCACAAGGCCCAGCCCTGCTAGCCCTGCCCCGCTCTGGTGACTTCAACGTCAGCCAGCTGGTGATCAACGACATGACGCAAAGTATCAAGCGGATCTTGCTAGATGAGTCGCTGCCACCTGACAACATGAGCGCACGCTCGGCTACAGAGATCGTAGAGCGCATGAAGGAGCTGGCTCAGAACTTAGGCTCTGCCTTTGGCCGACTAATAAATGAGACCATGATCCCAGTCACAGCCAAGATATTGGAAGTGATGGACGAGCGCGGCCTGATTGACATGCCTTTGCGTGTCAATGGCTTAGAGGTCAAGGTAACCCCAGTGGCTCCGCTTGCTATGGCTCAAAACATGGAGGAGGTTAACTCCATCATGCAGTACATGCAGATTAGCCAGAGCCTGGGCACCGATGGCCAGCTAGCTATTAAGACAGATGTGCTGGTGGACTACCTAGCCGACAAGCTAGGGGTGCCAGCAGCTGTGAGAAACACCGCAGCAGAGCGTGCCGTGCTCATGGAAGAGATGAAAAACCAGCAACAGCAGCAAGCTATCGCACAGGCCATGGCCATGCAAGCCCAAGCTGGCGCCGGCATGCAGGCTCTACCAGCACCAGAAGGAGTAATGCAATGAGCTGGGACGAACTAGACGCCATTGGCCAGAACACCGACATCCGAGACGTTGACCAAAAGAGAGAAGATCTTGCCAGGCTAACCCTGCGGGTATTTAGCTCTGAGGATGGCCAGAAGCTACTCCAGTGGCTTAAATACATGTATGTGAATGTGCCCATCGCCGTGCCGGGCACAGACCCCTCACACGCTTTCTTTGCTGAAGGGCAGAGAACAGTGGTGCGGGACATCGAGGTACGGATTAACACAGCAAGGAAACTATGACAGACACAGCAACAGTCGAGCCCGGTACATCCGGCCTACTTGACAACGTGCAAGCAAGTGACGAAAGCCAGCCAATCAACCCCCAGTCGGTCGAGATCGACCACAAGGCTGCAGACCCAAGCGCGCCAGCGCCAGAGGATCCTCTAGAGAGACCCGACTACTGGCCAGAGAACTTCTGGAAGAAGGACGATAACGAGCCAGACCTAGAAGGCATAGCCAAGAGCTGGACAGATCTGCGCAAGCAAATCAGCCAGGGCAAACACAAGGCACCAGCTGATGGTAAATACAACCTAGAAGTATTTGGAGAGGAAGCCGAAACCAACCCCATGGCGACCACTCTCTCCAGCTGGGCAAAAGACAATGGACTATCCCAGACAGCCTTTGACGACCTGGTCGGTAACCTGCAGACACAGGCCAAAGAGCTCATGCAAGGCGACATGATTGACCCAGCTGCAGAGATGAAGCAGCTAGGACCCAACGGTGGCGCCATAGTCAACGGCATGGTGGACTGGGCACGCGGCCTGGTCAACAAGGGCGTGTGGTCTAAAGATGACTTTGAAGAGTTTAAGATCATGGGTGGCACAGCCAGGGGCATCACAGCTTTGATGAAAGTCAGAGAGGCCTACGAAGGCAGGGTGCCAACACAGAGCGCACCGCTCGAGGGCGCGCCAAGCAAGGACGAGCTCTACCAAATGGTTAACGATCCTAGATATAAAACAGACACTGCCTACAGACAGAAGGTAGAAAAGATGTTCCACGCTACAATCAAATAACTGCTACAGGAGCAGTTGCCTTTAGCCCCTACTTGTTAGGGGCTTTTTTTGTGTATAATCCAAACCGTTGTAGTCGTGTGCAACAGTAGAAAACCGTTACTCATGCATTGGCCTCCCTCGCCGGAGGACACGACCCAGTGCAGTAGTAACGGTTTTTTTATTGTCCCTACGCCAGCCGCACCCCACGCGAAAGCAGTGCATTTACATGGATGGCTTGGGATAGAACATAGGGCAGCGCATCACCCCGCTGCTAACCCTACCGAACTGTGTGCGAGGTATCGGGCAAGATAGAGGGACAAGGTGAGACAAGACCTCTATCGAATGAATCGCATCCTTATGGGGAAGCTAGTGTGCTTGCGCACATGGGCTTGGGGGAGTACTTCTCACCCTTGGGGAAGTCATGTCTAAAAATAAGTTGACAACAAAGCAAAAGATATATATATAATGGCGCAAGGCTTATCTGGCAACAGACCCTGACCACTGCGAGATGCAGACGACTGGCTAGCGTAACTAGCAAGCATTGGCCCAGATTACTGGCTTACCGGCGCGAGAACCCTGTTTTTAATTAACCGAATGAGGTATCCCAATGAGCATTTCTTTAAGCAATGCCTTCGTTACTCTCTTCGACGCGGAAGTCAAACAAGCCTACCAAGGTATGGCAAAGTTGGTTCCGGCGGTTCGCCAGCGTCGTGGAGTCGAAGGTTCA